TGTTCTCTTCTTGAGCCATCATAGGCAGAGAACACATCCATGTGAAAACCAATATTGCAAAACGTGCAATAGCTGTATTTTTCTTCATATACCTTATTAAATATATAAAAGCGGAAAGAGGGGGATTCGAACCCCCGAACCGGTTTTGCCGGTTACACGCTTTCCAGGCGTGCCCGAAAAATTCGGATTCCGCAGATTTTCAATCAGTTACAAACAAGCATTTTCAGACTTGCGGTTTATTTGCGGTTTTTTCGTGTTTAACCACATTTTGATTATCATTAGTACTGTCTCCATAAGACTTCTCGAATGAAGCCATACGAAATGATTGAATTATTCTATCACTCATCTTTGATAAATCATCAATAGAGTCAAGTGTGACCCACTCGTTGGTTTTATAATCATTCATAGGAAAACAAACCTTGACTTTATCTGCCGTCCTTTTGATTCTAACAATCCATCTCCATACAGAACCATGCTTGTTGATCGTAAAATACGATTTGAAAGATGTATATTTAATCTCGTCCTCGTAAGCATAATGCTTCAGTATCTTCTTGACCAAAAGATAAGCTTTATAGTCTTCGCCATTTGCTATAGGTGAAGGCTTATCACCTTTCGGCTGCGGAATAGACAATCTATCATTCAGTTGAGTCCGAACCTCTCTTGCTACCTCATCTACAGAATAACTGCAACCGATTGAGTCGGCTATATACTTTGCAAATGTATTAGAGCATTTGAATACATCATTCTCTAGAAATGTCCTAACCTTCTCTTCAATATTAATGTTTTCTGCAATCTGCATAATTTTCCGTTCATCAAAGCAGTTTCTTTGAAACCTACCTAACAATTCTACATCATGTTTATCAAAAGAGCTTATATCGAAAACAAAGAATGGTTTTGAGTCCATCAAGTTCACTCTATCCATATCTGAATAGAAGCGATATTCTATACCGTTAGTAAGTATTGCGAACCTAGCCTTAGTTGCCACATAATACTTAGCTAGCTGGAGGACAAAAGCATCTAGGCTCTTTTCACACTGCTTGCACTCTACTATCATCGCAGGTTTGGAATCAATATTAATAGCATAGTCCACCTTGTCTCCCTTGCGTGAAATATCGCAATCCATTTCGGGTATAACCTCTAGTGGATTGTATATATCATAGCCGAGTGAGACAAGAAAAGGAAGAACGAAGGCAGTCTTCGTGGCTTCCTCAGTCGCTACATGATTTCTCAGCTTAGAAACCTTGTCAGATAACTCTCCAAGAGTTTTATATAATTCCATTGCTCTACACCTTATTATATATATTATACTATGCGCAAAGTTAAATAATCTGAATATCAAGATATTTCTGTATATTTTGTACCGATATTACAAATTTATTTTGTACCTTTGCACTGTCATTCTAAAAATAACAATGCAAAGATACAAAAAAGATTGGAATTTGGCATGAATGATGTGTTAAGATGCACTAAGAGCAATAAGTTAAATTTAAAATTCATCGTTATGGGATGCACTAAGAGCAATAAAGCTCCAAAAGTTGGAGAAAAAAAGAATGCTTTCGTAGAATTGTTAGATTTGTGGAAGCAAGATGTCAATTGGAAAAGCAATGCAAAAAACAACAGAAAAATCTGCATTGGCTTCGGTATCTCTCTAACAGCAGTAATGGTATTCTGTCATACTTGGCTGTTCATACCAGCTATTATCGGATTGTTATGCTGTCTATCTAGTCTGAAGAATTTAAATGTGGAGGAGTAAGATATGGCAAGATTTATCGAAGTAAGAAACCTTGAAGGCTATAAGATACTCATCAATGTCGACAATATACAATCAATACGACAAGTTGACGGTTTGGGTAAAACTTGCATTTTGCTTAATAATGATATAGTACGAACAGAACTTGAATACTCGAAGGTAGTCGAGCTTGTCAGCCCTAAAAAGAAAGGATTTCGCTTATGGCAGTAACAAGTAATGAACCAAAGGTGATAGCAACAAGCAGATACAGCATCAATGAGACCTGCGAGTTGCTTGGCATCACAAGAAAGACCTTACAGAAGTACACTATGTTTGGTCTTATCAAATGTGGGTTTAGAAAGGCAACCATGAAGAAGTTCTATACAGGACTTGAAATCATGAAGTTCTGGAGGACTGCGGTATGATATATGATAAAAACCATCCTCTCCGAGTATGCACACTTTGCAGTGGATATGATTCGCAATGTCTAGCTTTGAAATATCTCAAAGATAAACATTCAGAATTTGATTTTGATTTGGTTGCCTGGAGTGAAATAGACAAGTCAGCTATTACAGCTCACAATATCCTCTTTCCAGAATACAAGGATAGAAACCTTGGAGATATGAGCAAGATCATGTGGGATGGTGTTAAAGATTTCGATATGCTCACATACTCTACACCTTGTCAGTCGGTTTCTACTGCAGGAATGAGAAAAGGCATAGAGGAAGGAAGCGGAACAAAATCATCTTTGCTATGGTATACACGGAATGCCATCATAGCTAAGAAACCAAGGTATCTCTTGATGGAAAACGTCAAAGGTCTGGTAACAGAAAAGTTTCGTCCATTTTTCTTTGCTTGGTTGAAAGAACTCGAAAGTTATGGTTATACATCATATTACAGGGTACTCAATGCTAAAGATTATGGCGTTCCTCAAAATCGAGAACGAATATTCGTTATATCCATAAGGAGAGACGGAGAAGAAAACTTTCACTATCATTTTCCGAAAGCAGAAAAGCTAACATTAAGGATAGCAGATATTTTGCAAGATAGCGAAGATAAAACCCTCTATATTTCCAAGAGTCTGTCAGATGGACTTATCAGAAAGACTAATGCCAATGAAGTAAGTTCTCCAAAAATAATACATATAGGAGACTTGCCTATAGGTGCCAAATTTGCAGGTAAGCAGAGAGTTTTCTCTATTCATGGCATATCTCCAACGCTTATGGAGAATATGTACAAAGATCCGAAAAATTATGGTTGCATTCCTAAAGTCGTAGTTAAAAACAAGGTTCGTAAGTTATCTCCTTTCGAGTGTTTCGCTTTGATGGGAGTACATAAAGAGGACGACTACAAACTATGCAATAGTGGTCTAAAAAAAACAAAGCTATACAAGTTATCTGGTAACTCTATAGTGACTAATTGCATGACTGCTATGTTCGAAGAGCTTCTCTACCCTACTGGCAACAGCTATGTAGAGAAAGATGGACAATTATCATTGTTCTAGAGCCTACACCAAAGCTACTCCACCTTAGGCAAGTGGATTCTTTACTCTCAGAATTTGGCGGTAGCTTTGGCATCTGAGGATTGTGGCTACAGCGTTGAAAGTGTAGCAGTGCATATAAGCCTGGAGCGGTATTATTCTTATCAGACCATGTTTTACCTTGCCGTGTACCAGACCTCTATGATGCAATAAGACCAAGAGGGTTTGACTCCCTCAATCCTCACTTAACGCAACAAGTGGTAAATAGGATAAGGTTTAGTTTTTATGTTTGTTGGTCCCTCATTGTCTGTGAAGATGGTGAGGGATTTTTTGTAGCCTTTTTGGAGACTAAGCCAACACACCATCTAACACACCTACTAACACGCTGCCAACACACCATAAAACACTTATTATCAGCACATTACAGAGATTTCAAAAAGTCAGCTAACACACTTACTAACACAATAGCTAACACACCACCTATTTTTGCCAACACACAGCCAACACACTTTAAACAACTATAAAACAACGACTTACAGAGATTTCAAAAAGGCAACTAACACACTGGTAATAAATATTGTCATTTTAGCACACACCACCTAACACACCATCTAACACACTCACTAACACACTGCCAACACACCATAAAACACTTATTATCAATACTTTACAGAGATTTCAAAAAGTCAGCTAACACACTCATTAACACAATAGCTAACACACTGCCCAAAAACTTTTCTTTTGTACTAACGTAGTTAGTATCTTTCTTTTATAGTATATATATTTATTATTATATATATAATTATAATATACTAACGTGCGCGAGAGAAATTTTTGGGCGGTTGTTCTAATGCAAAATAGTGATGCTGAAGATTGCTCCATACTCATCATACCGAGGAATGGTAATGATGGTTTTAGCTCTTGCCCCATCTTTAACCTTCTGAATGGTGATTAAAGAAGTCCACTTTGAAGGAATGTTCTCATCAAGTTCTTGGCATACTAGGCGGTATACTTCAACAGCACCTCGGTCAGCAAAAACTTTTCCTTCCTCATAACTGCAAGAAGTAATCTTGAAGGATAGCTCATCTTCGGTACCTGCATCAATTGTCAGTTTACCTTCCTTCACAGAAATAGAGTGCTCAACTTGCATTGGATCGCAATCTTCGGCATCCTTGTTGACAACGAAGTCACCTGCTCCAAAAAGCCAATGAATTTGCTCAGTTTGCGTTTCAAAACGCATAGAAAATGTACCAACAGAGATTTCTTGCGGTTCTAAAGCCATACAAGCCGAACAAACCAATAATTCTACTACAAAAGAAACAAATCTTCTCATAAGCGAAATTTTAAGGGTTATTTTGAATTTTAAACATCATACCTACACCTGTCAACAGCCATTCGGCATTAACGTTATAATCTTCAACTAGCCAAGCAAGCCATTCTGATTTAATAGCTCTGCCATCTGGGCACTTCTTAAACGTAGAGAAATTCCAATAGTTGATACCATGAGATTCGGTAAAAGTGCGTATTCCTCTAGCTTTACGCTGGTTGATAGCAACATCAAGAGCAAGGAAGAAACGCTTTGTTATCGCCATGCCTGTTGGCGTTGTCGTAAGTTTCATACGCTATAAATATTTCCGTGTACGTTAATTATATAGAAATCGCTTTTTTATCTGCAGGAGTAATAGTCTCCCCATTAGCTAGCTTCTCGAAACATCTTGCAAGGTGTTCGTATGCCTGGCGTAGCTCCCTTATCTCCACATCTTTCTGTGCGTTAATTTCGATGAGACGATTTATGACAGAAAGCGAATCTATTTGCTCATTTGGCTTTTCTGCTCTAATTGAAGTCGCAGGAATATCATCATTAAGCATATTCCCTTCTCCAGTTAACAACCAGTCGATATTGTACATAGGCTTGGACGTATGGATAAGATTAGCCATTCTCGCACTCACCTTCAAAACCTTACCATTAAGGATATCATAAACCGCTTGCGGTCTACTGAGTCCCATATCCTTAGCAAGCTGCGAACCAGTTATATTTTCTTGCATAAGGATAGCATTAATAACCTCTTTTGCTGTCATACGTATAATAAAAGTTAAAATACAGAGATTTCTTAATGATTTGTACCGATTTTACAAATATTATTCTTATCTTTGCACCGTGAATATTTAAATAACAATGCAAAATTACAAAAAAATATTTGTATGGCAAATAAAAGTGAAGAAAAAAAGCAAAAAATGACCATTTTGGATTATTACGAGAACCTTCCAAAGTCCTCGTACCCAAAGAAGGATTTCATTCAGCGCATCATGTCAGAATGCGATGTGTCATTTACTACAGCCCGCAACTGGACAAAAGGTCATACAAGACCGATTGTTGATTGGCAGATAGAAAAACTGTCTGAAATTACAGGAATACCAAAAGAACAGCTATGGCAGTAGAGTTTTATATGTTTGATGATGAACTTTGGTTCATTAAGGATGGTACCGAAAATCAAGCTCTCTCGGAAAAAGATACAGAAGTCATTAAGAAAATGATTGATGTTATCCGAGAAAGATACCCCGAAGCCTACAAGGCTTTATCTAAGGAGTATCAAAAGAGTGCAATGAATGTTCCTTATTATCAGTTCTTGATAGTCAGAAGATTCTGTAAATGCAACTTCGGAAAGCTTGATACAACCACCTACGATATTGATAATCTCGGCAGGCTTAACTTTGAAAAAGTTGAATGCCCACTGCGAGGAGAATGTAAGAACGAAGGCATTATTTGCAGCCCAAAGTTTAACTCCAAACTATCACCTGCCGAAGAAAGGGTAATGAACCTTATCTATCAAGGTTTCACAAAAGAAGAAGTTGGTGACAAACTTTGTCTATCTCCGAACACAATTAAACAGCATGTCAGATCAGCTTACTGCAAGCTAGGTGTTCACGATAAGGGTGAGTTTGTAAAGCTAGCTAAAGATAATGGATTTTTTAACAATTTAAAGCACTAAGAGCAATGAGTATGATTAAAAGAAGCAATGAAATTGCTATTCAGAAAAACGTTAAAATGATGGTTTACGGACAGGCAGGTATGGGTAAGACAACTTTTGCCCTCTCAGCACCTAAGCCTTTGTTGCTTGATTTCGATAATGGTGTCAAGCGTGTTAATACCGCACATTTGGATGATAATGTCGGTATCGTACAGGTTTCTAGTTGGCAAGATATTCTCAACTTGCTCAACTATAACAAGAAGGATTTGGAGGAGTTCGATACTATCGTTGTAGATACGATTGGAAAGATGATTGATTTCATCATCGCCTACAGATGCAATGGTCGCAACCCTCAGATACAGGATTGGGGCACCATCAATAACGACTTCAAATGGTTCACCTCATCATTGTCACAGCTTAACAAGAACATCGTTTTTGTCGCCCATCGTGACACACGCAAGGAAGGTGAAAGTACTGTGTATATCCCTGCACTTCGTGAGAAGAATTACAACAATATCGTTACAGATTTGGATTTGCTTGGCTATCTCGAAATGAGAAGTGAGAATGGACAGCAAATCAGAACTATCACTTTTGACCCTACAAGTCGTAACGATGGTAAGAACACCTGTCAGCTTCCTGGTTGTATGCAGATTCCGGTTATTCTTGATGCAAATGGGCAGCCAACCGCTCCTAATAACTTCATCGCTACTCAGATTCTCTCACGTTATCAGTCTATGATAGCTCAGAAAGAAGAAAAGGTCAAGGAGTACAATAAGGCTCTTGAAGAGATTAAGGAGAGTGTTCAGTTGATTACTGACGCAAGAGGGGCAAACCATTTCATCGAGCACATCAAAGATTATGCAAACTTGGGTAACTCCATCATTCTTCATGCAAGAAGTCTGTTCACCGAGAAGGTAAGTGCTTTGAAGTTGGTTTACAATAAGGAAACCAAGCAATACGAGGACCCACAAGCAGCATAAGCTATGGAAGTAGTCAAGTTTAGGTTCTATGCGACGCTTTTGGATGCGTATCAGAACTACCTTGATAGTGACATCATTTGGAGTAAGTATTGGGGATGGTCTGAAAATCCACCCCATACTCCAGAAGAGTTCAAGAAGATACAATTCCAATCGTTAATAGATAAGATAAATCGAGTACCATTCGATAGTGAAGCTGCTGACAAAGGCACAGCATTCAATGAGGTTATTGATTGTATGGTCCTTCATCGTAACTCGGAGAATATGGATATTCACACCATTTATCAAGAAGTAGAAGAATATCCGTATAGCAAAAGGGTTCCTGTCGGTGTAGAAGCAAAGTTGAACGGCAGAAGTTTCTACTTCCCTATTCAGCTAGTCCGACATTATGCAGCCTACTATAAAGGAGCATTGCCACAGGTTTATATACAAGCAGTCTTACCTACCATGTATGGTAAAGTAATGCTGTATGGGTATATTGATTACCTTATGCCGTTCTGCACTCATGATCTGAAAACAACACGTCAGTATGCGGTTGGCAATTACAAGAGACACTGGCAGCATAAGGTCTATCCTTATGCCCTCATGAAGAATGGTTGTGATGTTTACGACTTCGAATACAATATCTCGGAAATCGGAAAGACGTATTACAGAAACTACACAGAGAGTTATACGTTTAACCCTAAAAGGGATATTCCTCTACTCACTCAACACTGCGAAGGATTGATTAGTTTCATTCAAGAAAACAGAGATTTGATAACAGACAAGAAAATATTCAATTTGGTTTAATATGGCAGAAGAAAAGAACACCAATATCGTTGCACTCCAAGAAAAGGATGTGCAATTGGTGGTAAGCAAAGAAACTATCGGTCAGCTTACCACCAATATCAAAGAGGTTAAAGCTAGAGTTGAAAAGGCTTTGCCTATGTATGACATCAGCAACTATAGCACCGATGATATTCCAAAGTGCAAGGAAGACAAGGCTTTACTCAACAAGGCAGCTAAAGCACTTGACGATAAGCGCAAGGAGCTTGAAAAGGTTTGGAATAAGCCTTTTGAGGAGTTCAAGACAACCTGTAATGATACGTGCAAGCTTATCAAGAATGCGGTATCTCTCATTGATGGCGTAATCAAAGAAGATGAAAATCGTACCAAGAAAGCTAAGAGAGAAGAGATTGAAAAGCTTGCCGAGAAATGCGGAGTAGAAACCATCGGCATCAAACTAGACCTCATCTTTGATACAAAATGGCTCAACAAGACAACTTCAATGAAGTCTATCGAAAAAGCTATCACTGAAAAGGTTGATAACATCAAGAAAGACCTCGAAACCTTGAAGTTATTTGCAGAAGATTACGATGCACTTGCCGCCCGATACAAGGAAAATCTCAATCTGCAGGAGACTATCGCATACGCAAACAAGTTGAAAGAACAGCGTGCTAGCTCAGTGTCCCCTAGTAAGAAAGAAACTGCAACACCTCCAACATCACCTCAGAAGGAAGTCGCGGAGAACAATGCAGCCGAACAAAAGGAAGAGCAGCCGAAGAATGGTAAGATGTCTTCTAATGAAGAAGATGCCATGGATGCTTTCGCTGCCGCTATGGGACAGTCGGTTGCACCTCCTACCCCAACCGAGACACGTACTTACGTTTGTACCGGTACAAAAGAGTCAATGGAATGTTTGGAACGCTTCATGCGTGACAATGGTATCACTTTTAATGTTCAGTAAAAATGGCATTTCAGATTAGTGGAATTATTCAGCATATAGGGAATACGGAGAGTATTCCCTATCAAGACAAAGTCTTCAAAAAAAGAGAGCTTGTCTTGGATTGCTCCTATCGTAACCAGTTCACAGGGCAGATAGAGAGAGCAAACTATCCAAAGTTCGAGTTTACAGGCAATCACGTTGATGATTTGAACGGCTTCAATATGGGTGATATTGTGACGGTATCATTCTCCTTGAATGGTTCACGCTCAGAGAAAGATGGGCAAGTCAGATACTTCACTAACGTTCAAGGTTATAAAATCGAGAAATATCAATCTCGTTATAATCAGCAACAGGGCGGAAATCAGACTGCACAAGCGGCTAACGGAAATCAGCCAACACCTACACAAGGGGCATGCCAAAGCGCACAACAAGCAGCTATGGAGTCTGCAAGAAATGCAGCAGCACCACATGCACCTAATTTCCCTCCCGCAGTAGATGAGAACGGAAACCCTATTCAAGGTAATAATGATGATTTACCATTTTAAAACTTAGACTATGGCACTCTATAATTTGAAGAATGTTTACGATAGAAAGAAGTTCAAGGAAGCCTGTAATCAGATGGTTCTGAAGAATGAATACGTTGAACTGAAGAAAAAGAACACTCAACGTTCTTTGGCTCAGAATAGCTACCTGCATTGTCTGTTAGGTTACTTTGCTTCTGAATTTGGTTTTACCCTCGAAGAAGTTAAGTTTGATATTTTTAAGAAGATATGCAACAGAGATATATTCGAGAGAAAGCGAATTAACAGAAGGGGGCAGGAGGTTACCTACATCAGAAGTAGTACTGAACTCGATAAGGCAGAAATGACAACTGCAATAGAAAGATTCAGAAATTATAGTAGTGCTCAGTGTGGGCTTTACCTTCCTTCACCTCATGAAGGTGAAATGTTATTTTTTGCTCAACAGCAGATTGAGCAGTGCAAAGAATTTATGTAATTTAAAACAGAAAATATTATGTTAGCAGATTTGGATGGTCACAGACCAGAGAAGATTGAGTTTTGTTTGACAGAAGCTCAGAAAGAAATGTTCAAGGACGTGTTGGTACTTTGCGAAGGTGCAAAGAGTGCAGACGAACCTATCAAGGTTCTGCATGACAAGTTCAATGCTCTCTTCCCAGACAATGAGGTTGTTGACCGCAAGTATGATGATTTCGAGATTCACGCTATCCGTGAAGAGTACTGCATCAAGCAGGAGAATGATGTGCCAAAGCGCAAGGAAGAGTTGGAAACCGTTCTTGCTCAGATCAAGACGATGAAGAAGAATGCCGAAGAAGCATACGCATCAGCACTTCTTGAAGTCAGTGATTTGGCAGCAAGAGTTAAGAATGGTATCACGAATTTCCGCTTACCTTCTACTAAGACCGCTCGTATTGCTCTTAATGGTCATTACCTCTTCTTTGCTTGGGTAGATGATAAGTTCCAGCTTTGCAAGGTTCAGAAAATCCCAGATTGGGATAGAAGCGGCTTGTGGAGCCAGGAAGATGTCAATCAACAGGCTATGAAGGAAGTTTTCGGCATCGAGTTCACCGAAGTAGAAAAGCCAAAAACAAAGGCTGAGGAGCAGACTGATGATAATGACCTTCCTTTCGGTGATGATGATGAGAATGGTAATGATGAAGACGAGTAATCATGTACACACTCAGACCATATCAGAAACAAGCAAGTGATGCTGCCGTCAGAGCGTTCACAGGCAAGACTAAGAAGAATGGACTTCTTATCTTGCCTACGGGCGCAGGCAAGTCGCTTGTAATCGCAGATATTGCAAGTAAGCTGGATAGTCCGCTACTCATCTTTTGTCCGTCAAAGGAAATTCTAGAGCAAAACTTCGCTAAACTGCAAAGCTATGGTGTTTTTGATTGTGGAGTATATTCCGCTTCTGTTGGTTGCAAGGATATAAACAGAATAACTTTTGCTACCATCGGAAGCGTTATGAACCACATGAAAGACTTTCAGCACTTCAAGTACGTAATGGTTGATGAATGCCATCTTTGTAATGCGAAAGGTGGACAATACAAAACCTTCTTCGAAGCCGCGGATAGACAGGTTATCGGCTTAACAGCAACACCATATCGACTAGGAAGGGGACTTAATGGCAACTCGATGCTAAAGTTCCTTACGAGAACTAGACCAAGAATATTCGATGAGGTCCTGTACTATTGTCAGATTTCAGAATTGCTTGCAAAAGGTTATCTTGCCGATTTGAGATACTTCGATTGCACTCAGCTAGATATGTCTAATGTGCATGCCAACTCAACAGGAAACGACTTTGATGAAAACTCCCTAAAGTTGGAATATGAACGAAGCGGATTCTATGATCAGCTTACTTCCACTACCCTACGTGTATTGAAGCCAAAGAATAAAATACCGAGAAAAGGAGTTTTGGTCTTCACTCGATTCACGGAAGAAGCGGAAAGATTGACAGATAAACTGCAACAGAAAGGTATTAAATCTTCAATCGTTACAGGCGAGACTCCAAAGAAAGAACGTGAAGCTATCTTGGAGAAGTTCAAGGATGGCACCATAAAGGTTGTCTCTAATGTCGGAGTTCTCACCACAGGATTTGATTATCCCGCACTTGACACGGTTATCTTGGCAAGACCAACGAAGTCTTTGAGTCTCTACTATCAGATGGTGGGACGAGCTATCAGACCTTTCAAGGATAAAGATGGATGGATAATCGACCTTGGTGGTAGTTTCCGTTCCTTCGGAAAAGTCTCTGATTTAAGAATAGACCTAGAGGTGCAAGGTTCATCAAGATGGTGTATCAAGTCTCTAGGTAAACAATTAACTAACGTAAGTTTTTGAATTATGAAAATTGAAGCAAAACAGATTAATGAGTGGGTTAAAAAAGCCTATGATAATGCTGTCAAACATGGATGGCATGAAGAAGAAAAGTCTAATGCGCATTGGTTGATGATGGTTTGCACAGAAGTAGCAGAAGCCGTACAAGCTGACCGCAAAGGAAACTATATGGACGACCTTGACAAAGAAGGTCTTAAAACCGTACTTGCCAACGACCATGGTGGCAGTTTGTTCAACAAATACTACTCTAATACCATCGAGGGGAAAGTAGAAAGCGAATTGGCAGATATTTGTATTCGTGTCTTTGATTTAATGGGTGTTTGTGGTGTTGTGGCAAAGGACGGATTTTCCACATTTGACTCTGAGGTTAAGTGTGCTAAACAGCATAGCTTTACTGAGAACGCTATGGTTGTTACTAGAACTATTGTTTCGTGCAACCTTAACTCATCTATAAGTATAAAGGCAGAAATGTTCTGTGTCTTATATACAAGTATTCTTTCCTCCGTATTTGAATGGGCAGAAGCACTTGAAATCGACCTCGTTCAGCACATCAACTTGAAGATGCGTTATAACGAAAGCAGAGAATACCATCACGGAAATAAGCTGTATTAAAGAGTCCTATGGTTATGAATAAATACTATTTCAACCGCAAGCCAAAAGCGGCTCAAGCCAAAAAAAAAGAGGTAAAAAAGACAACTTCTAAGAGCAAACCTAACTTGGTTAAAAAGCTCGATCGGATTTTCTCTCTTTATATCCGTTTGCGTGATGTTATGGATAATGGTTATGTTCGGTGTATATCCTGCGGGCAGATAAAGAGCTTTGAAGATGTGGACTGCGGTCACTTCCATAGTCGCCGCCACATGGCAACTAGATTCAATGAAGATAACTGCCATGCTGAATGTAAATTTTGCAATCGTTTCTCTTCGGACCACCTCATAGGCTACCAACGCAACCTCATTCAAAAAATAGGGCAGCAAAGATTTGATTTGCTAAACGTGAAGGCGCATTCTACATGTCACTTCACTAATAGTGAACTAGAAGATATGATTGCTCACTATACGGCTGAGGTTAAGAAACTTAGCAGTCTCAAAGGTATCAAAGTTAATATTTGATAATATTTGCAGCAATATTATTTAATCAATAAATAATTTATTATCTTTGCACCGAAGAAATTAAATCTCTGAAACGTGGAACTTTCGGATAAAAAATATTCAGACCTCAATAAGTATTGTTTGGGTTCCACCTGCGTAAGCAGCTAAACAAGAAAGTTGAGGTTTTATTGTACAACTATGGCAGATTGGATAAGACTTCCTCGCAGCATCTTTGATTGGGATTGGTTCGACAAACCCGAAATGCTTTCTCTCTTTCTTTATTTGCTAAACAATGCAAAAGAGAAAGAAGTAAAGCATGATGGAATAGTCGAGCATAGAGGACAGTTTTTGACTAGTCTTGGAAAACTCAGCACTACTATAGGTGCAGGAAAACAAGTAGTTAGAACCTGTTTGTCAAAGCTAGTAAAAATGCAGCTAATAGAAGTGAGTACGGAAAGGTTATACTCCATCATCACAATCTGCAATTATGACAACTATTTAGCTGATAAAGCTGATAAGCCTAAAAATGAGCCAAAGGAAAAAGAAAATGTTAAACCTGCAGAAGAAGCACATAAGGAAGATAAGCCTAAGAAAACGAAAGAGGAGATTGCGGCAGCAACCGAAAAACGAAAGAAGAAATTCGGTCAAGAGTTAGTTCCTTATGTCGCGACTTATGGTAAGGATATGATCAGAAAATTCTATGACTATTGGTCAGAGACTAATAAATCCAAAACAAGGATGAGGTGTGAGACTGAGAAAACATGGGATTTAAATCTAAGGCTACAAAATTGGGCAAGACGAAATAAAGACTTCGGAACAAAGCAATCTGGCACAGCTCTACATAATTCGGAAAACAAAGATTATAACGAAGGAGGATGGTAATTATGAATGTAGATTTCAATCAAATTATTCAAAGGTTCGAAAAAGGAGAAGCCTTGTTTCTCGCTGACAAGGTGAGAATAAGGATTCCTAACGCAGAACAAAGGCTTCGTGGGGGGCTAGACTATTTCGTTGATAAATACACCTGTGGGGAAGTTCCTCATGCGAAATGGCTAGAGAATAATTATCGTCCTATCGTTGATTGGATGACAGACAATAAAGGAAAGGGGCTTCTTATTACAGGTGGGTGTGGTCTCGGAAAAACTCTGATAGGTAAGCATATACTTCCTTTACTCCTTCAAGACTCTTGCAGAAAACTCGTCAATATCTTTACTGCCCAGGAGTTGAATACAAAGATTGACGAGATTCTAAAACTTCACATCATCTGTATTGATGATGTTGGTACAGAAGAGCTTGCGAAGATTTTTGGCAATGTTAGATGCGCATTCTCTGAGTTATGTGATGCAGCAGAGCAAAAGGGAAAGCTTCTCATCATTACCACAAACTTAACTGCAAACGAACTCGAAGCAAAATATGGAGAACGAACTATAGATAGGTTAAAAGCTATCACTAAGTTTGTTCCTTTCACAGGTAAATCATTAAGAAAGTAGATATGGAAATTAAAGAAGACAAAGATTTCTTGTTTGCTACGAAGCAAGCTAGATTAGCAACCTTCCTTGAAAATGATGAGGAAAGAAGAATGTTTAGAAACGCCATTTACAATGCTATTAAGTGGGGTAAAAGACATTAGTATATAAACTACAAACAAAAGAGCAATGAAGATGTTACAAGACGTTACAGATTGGTTCAAGGCTGAAATTCTTGGCGACCAATCATTACAACAGGAGAGAAAGAAACTGAAATCACAGAAAGATTTCGAGAAGCGTATTAATGAAGCAGCTCGCCATGTCTGCCTCTCAGATCGTCCTAATGATGATGGGGCTCCATATCCTGTTATCTGCATGGATGGCACCGTTATCTATAAAATCTGCGAGAATCCTCGAATCGAGAAAGGAGAAATCAGCCTTGAAGATGTAGGGGAAGTTTTGGTAAGGCAACGCATTCATTATGCCGAAAACAATCTGAATTACAGATAGTTATGCGGTTTAAAAGTTAAATAAAGTTGCTAAAAAGCGATTAAAGAAAGTAACGTTTGGTCAATCCAAAATTTCTTTGTATCTTTGCATCAGTTAATTAAACAACAAATAAGTTTAACAATTAAATGATAAGAGCAATGAAAAAGGTAAAGTACGTTATTAAGGCAACAAAGTTCAAAGATAACACATACGAAGATGTTGTTTTTGAAAACCAGCCACTCAGTCAAAAAAAAGAAACATTCAGTGACGTAAAGCACATCTTAGATTTGGATTTCGAGAATGCTTTAGACGAAGGCAAGAAAGTTCAGTATGACGGAGTAGAGCTTGATATCTTCAATGAAGATGGTACAATCCTTAAAGAATGGATTCAAGACGTAGCATAAAGGTAATGGGGTGACTAACCATCACTCCACAATATATAGAGCAATGAAATACGAAGAAACGTTTAAATCCGAAGTAGCTTCAATTGAAGCTATGCTTTACAAAGCCAAACAACGTAGAAAAGAATATGGTGCATTGAATGCCATCATATACATGAAAGGATGGCTTAAAGTTGTCTACGAAGAACTGAACGATTTCACATTGACTTAACAAAAGATATGAAACATGTATGTAGTAATTGCATATCTTCCGATATATGCTATAATGAAGGCAAGAAGCCTAATGACACTTGCCATCAATGGGAATGGAGATATACAGGTTTATGGTTTGATAATTAAAAAGTAAGACAATGGAAAAAGAGAAAGTTACAGTAAACGATTTGAAGGTTACACTCTCAGAGCTTGGCGTAACATCTGGCTTGAAGCAGGAAAAGATTATTCAACGCCTGCAGGTCAATGGCTGTTTGATTGCAATGGTAACAGATGTATTAGATCAGCTCATCAAGGATGAACAGGGCATGTTTAGGCTGTTAAGCGTTCGCTACAAGCAAGAGCAGAAGATGCACTACACTCAGATGCAGGATGCAGCCAAAAAGTACTACTTCCATTTGAAACCCTTTAATAAGAGTTTCTTCGGTGACGAGAATATTTGCGCCAACCTGGAGGATAACGCAAATGACATCTATGAAATCATCAAGCTTCTTGCGGACCACACTAACGACCACAAGGATATGGAAGTGATTAAGAGAAACCTCAGAAAGAGAAAGTTGAACCATCATATTTTCGATTAAGATTATGGCAAAAGAAACAATATTATCGCTAACCCACTTCGAGCAAGCCTACTTGCTCGAAGCTCTCATTGAATATGTTGAAACCCACGAAGGTTTTTACAAGATTCAAGGAAAGACCTTTCATCAGATTCCAGAACAATACAAAAAGCAATTGATTGGGTTGAAGAAGATCGTTAACAGATTGGCTCCTTATACTTTTAGGTATCTAGACACCTTTAATAAATAACATCACTTTTAAATATTCAGATTATGTCAGTATATAAAGCAAACGTAGATTTATCAGACTTATTTCACGATATGTCTTACAATTATCAGAAAAGCTTCCTTGTTGAAGAGTTCTGTTCTTTACCTATAGAACATCAGGTAAAAGTTGTTGGCGAAATGCTGAAGAACCTTAATGGCGATCAGACAGCCAAAGTTATAGAAGACGCTTTTGATAACTTGCATGAGCAAGCACAGGAGCACGTAATCAACTATGTGAACGAATAAAGGTTATGATGTCCGATAAACAATATAAAGTTGCTCGCAAGGGTATTGTCGAGCAACTTAGAACCGCTCAGAAACTTCATTGTAAGCACATGGAACAGAAGTATAAAGAGGCTTTGGAGAAGTTAGAGAAACACTTCTTAAAGCCTGATGCCGTGGGCTGCTTCGATTGGAGTGCAAAGGTATCAAGTAGTTATTATCATCTTTAAATGGTTAAGGTTATGGAAACAAAAATAAACATAGCGGAAATATTAAAGAATAAGCCAGAAGGTACGAAACTCTGGACTGATATGTTTGGAAGTGTTACGTTATATGTCGTTACTGATGCATGTGATGCTTTTCAAGTTAAGCATCATAATAAAGAGCCATGGTTCGATGAAGACGGTAAATTATACAAGGAAGGAGTTTTGTGCATCTACCCTAGCAAATCAATGCGTGATTGGGAAAAATTCTCTTGGAAGAAGGGCGATGTTCTTATCAGTGATTGTGGATTTATGTGCATTTTCAAAGAATGGGCATCTGATGACTATACAAAGTTCAACGGATGTTATTTTGATGGCATGCCAAATACAGAAACGGCTAAGTATAGCAAGTTAGATGACAATACTGCCTATGGTTATATCAGAGATATTGAGAATAGATGTGGCGGTAAGTTAAACCTTGAAACTTTGAAAATTGAAAAGAAGACTAAGTTCGAGTATGGTGATATAGCTTTTGCCGACTATGGTAATAGACAATATGTATTTATAGTATCAGGCGAAACTGGTTTATCAGAAGGTTATAACTCATCTATTTATTTAGATTTAAGTAGTCCAACTTCGATTGTGGTATTCGGAACTAGTTTCTTTAAGAAAGACCTTTGTGAACTTCGCCTTGCCACAGAAGAAGAGAAAAAACAGCTCTTCTCAGCTCTCGAAAAGAAAGGTGAGGTTTGGGATAGTGAGCATAAAATGATTGTGGACTTGAAGCCAAAGGTTGAGTTCAAGCCTTTCGATAAGGTGTTTGTTAGAAATACCGATACAGAAGAATGGTTCCCAGGGTTCTTTGAGAAGTTTGATAGTACTTGGAATAATCCATATCATATAATGAACCGCCGTAGTATGACAGATTTTGCTTTTAAGCAGTGCATTCCTTACATCGGCAACGAATCATTGTTAGGTACAACAAATAACGTGGAGGGCTAGGTATGAAAGAGCTTAAAGATTTAGTTGAGGGCGATGAAGTACTAGTTACAGGTATGTCTCATAGACATATCTCCAAGGTTGATAAAGTGACAAAGACTCAAATTATTGTTAATAACGCTAGATTCAAAAGAGATTCTGGCTGGCAATGCGGTAGTGATAGATGGAATATTAGAAGAATAGCTGTTCCTACAGAAAAGGAAATATCAGATGTTAAAGAAGAGGATCTTCGTAAGACTCTCATCTACGCTATCAGTTCTTTTGATTTCAAACGCTTATCAACAGATGAGTTAAAACAAGTGTACAAGATCGTAAAAGACAAAGAATGAACGAGATTAAAGTAGGCGAAAGAGTAACTATTATTCTTGAAGCTGTTGAACATGACACTTGTGAAGGATGCTTCTTTAAAGGAGTGGCTGGCTATTGTGGTGCAGCTCCACTTGGATTGAAGTGTCTTCCTAAATATCGTTCAGACAAAAAGAATGTAATCTTTAAAGAAGTAAAGGAGTAAAGCGTATGAGTAGAAATTTAATGAGAATGGCTTTAATAATGGCTGCTACGGCAGCTTATGCACAAGATGATATTTTTGGGTGTTCAAGTCCTAGACTTGACGCACCAAGCGGCAATATTCCTTCTGATAAGCAGAAGTGTCAGCCAAAGGAACAGCATGAGTTCATCATCAAGGGGATAAAAATTATGGCAACTTCAAAGAAAGATGCTATTAAGAAGTTTAATCATCTTAAAAAGTAAAGTATATGAAAAAATTAGAATATATTCCAGGAGATATAGTAAAAATTGAATATGGAAAAGCTACTGGAAAAATAGGTTTCGTAACACATACTTTTTTAAGAAGAAAAGGTTACTATAGTCTTGTTGTATTTATTGGTAAAGGGTTTCAAGGTTCTTCTAAAGACGATTGGATTCAAACTTATAATGATGAGGTATCTCCGATTCCTCTCAATACTGAGATTCTAGAGAAGAATGGATGGGAGAAAAAAGTGATGAGCAGAGGAGTAAAGAATAGTCATTTGGTATATACAAAACCCGATATTGAAGAATATGGGTATTTTCCTATTTACATAGAAAAAGGTATCGGTAATGAGTTTGATGTATATCCGTTTACTGACAATAATGTATGTAAACCAATTGCATACATTAAGTATGTTCATCAACTTCAGCACTTTCTATTCGGGCTAGGACTTGATTCAGAGATGGAGTTATGAATATAATTACGTTTGGTAAATATAAGGGTATGCCTGTTACAAGGGTTCTTAGAATTGATCCAAGTTACTTTGGATGGTGCAAGAACAATGTTCGTTGGTTCAAATTCTCTAAAAGAGACTACGAAATATACTTGGGATGGTTATCTTTACAGCAAAATCATTTGCAATTCACAGGATATTCTGATGATATGGGTAATATTAGATTCCTTTTTAGAAAAGTGGAAGAAGGCAAGTTTAATGCTTACTCTGATACGGAATATCTTACAAAAGAAACGTGTGGTGAATATCTAAAAAGTACAAAAGAACATTATTTTAGCAAACATGTTTAACCGCCTTCGGGCATATATTTAAAGATATGACAAAAGAAGAATTAGAAGCAAAGGTTACTAAGAAACAAAATCTTATTAATGCTATAAATGACGAGATTCTTTCTTACGTAACGGAATACATTGAGGGCTTACCATACAAGGTAGGCGATAAAGTGAGCTGCTCTAGATGTGATGTTTGTTGGATTGAGACCATCACACCAGAACAATATAATAGTTACTATACAGGCGATATTGTAATAAGAATCAACCCAGCCAAGAAAGATGGCACTCGCTCGAATAGATTGTTTGTACTATTTGGCATGGAAATCGATAATATCAAGAAGATTGATTAACCATCCTGCAAAGGATATAAAATAGATAGTAAGATGAAAAAGTACATTGGAACAAAAGTTGTGAATGCCACCCCAGCGTGGCGAGTTGATGGCAAAGTGTATCTCAAAGATGATGCTGTGCCAAAATCCATGAATCGTGAAGACGGTTACAAGGTAGTCTATGAGGGCGGCTATGAAAGCTGGTCTCCTAAGGACGTGTTTGAGAAAGCCTATCGTGAAGTAGGCTCTGTTAACTTCGGTGGTGCTATTGACTTATTGAAGGCAGGTCTTGCGGTAAGACGCAAGGGATGGAATGGCAAGGGATTGTTTATCGTTAAGCAGGTTCCTTCTCATATCACAGGTGACATCATTCCTAATATGCAGTCACTCCCTCAGTCTGCCAAGATCATCTTGATGAACCGTGAGAATCCTCACATTGACTATACTAATCAGATGCTTATCATCAATCCAGATGGAAGAGCAGATTCTTGGGTTCCTTCCGTATCCGATGTATTTGCGGAAGATTGGGAGGTTGTAACTGAGTAACTAACCGCCCTCTCCTTGGCAACAGGGAGAGGGTAAAAAGAAGAGAATATGGCAGAGATTATTTATTTTGGAACAAATGGGTGTTCCGGTCATTATCCTATTGGTATTGACAAAACGCTGACAACGGCAGAGTATGAGATATGGTGCGAATGCGATAATGAAACTTGGATAGATAATATCCGAAAGAATCCTGGTCGCCACGTTATCAAACATCACGGAGAGGTTTATACAAATTATGGTGTTCCGTTTTCTGTAGATGAAGACAGAGTTGGTGACCATACCGAACTGTTTTGGAAAGGCATTCATACGAAAGAAGAAATCGTCAACTTGATAAAGAATAATCAGTTTTTGGCAAGGCAATTCAAAATGGATGAGGCAATTAAAGATGTGGCAACAGTTTGTGGTGTCAGGTACAAAGATATTAAATCTGCGATAAACATGACACAAGTATTCGCAGGTGGTAAAAAGAAGAGAATATGAATGCAAATAAAATAACAATAGCTGGCTATATTGTATATCTCCAAAGTATGTATAAACGATATGGCAATATAAGTATTGCGCAACTAAAGCTTATAGAAAGAATCAGAAAAAAAAAGGAGGATAAGCAATGAGTAAAGTAACTGCAATTAATATAATTATCAAAAAGAAGAATCAATTAAGAAAGCATAAATATGGATACGTTTCTTACATTAATATTGATGAAGTTCTTGTGTGGTTGAACGATATTCAAAAAGAATTGGAGGATGATTATGACTAGAGAAGAATTACAAAATAAACTTGGCGATGCTATCTGTGAATATTGCAACAAGAACATTATTTCAGAACATAACATCGGCATAGGTTGGCTTTGCGAAGGTCAGTATTGTGAGGAAGCACAAGATGGCTACGCAGCAGAAAATAACATAGAATTGGAGGATTGAGTATGATACAAAAACAGACATGGAATGATGAAATCAGAATTTTAATAACTGATGAAGAAAATCTTGGCTCAGTTCAAATAGGCATTCCGTTTTATGCTAGTAATATTTTCGGCAAAGCTGATGCTCTAATATATGCACTCTTTGTAGATAATAATCATAGAAGAAATGGTGTTGCACAACGCCTATTACAACTAGCAGAACAGCAAGCTAAGTTGAATGGAGTGAAGACAATCGGATTGGAATATTTTAAAGATGAATCTGATAGATTTGTTCTAGATTGGTATCTCCGCAGTGGTTACAAACCATTTAATAAGAAAAGTAATTTATTGATCAAGAAATTAGAGGATTGAGTATGAACAATAAAGTTAAAGAAGCATTGGGTAGCGCAAGCTACCTTACATATCACTGGAGACAGTACTCCTTTGAGCAGCTTGAAAAAGAAATGGTTAGAGTTTGTGGATTGTGCGACAAAGCATTGAATATTCCAAAAGATGATAGCATTACTGACTTCGAGCGAGGTCAATGGTCAGTTATCCAAAATGATATTGGCTACATCAAAGATTATAGCTCAGCAGCAGAACTTTGCCGAGAAGCTGGTATCGGTTATAAGAAGATAAAGGCTCTTCAGAAGGATTGTGGTTATAGCTACAAGGAAGAAGTTAATGACTTCCTGAAGGAAAGTCGTAATGGTGGAACAGAATTGAAGTTGGAGGAATAGTTATGGCATGGGTGGCAACTGATGCAAATGGTAAGGAGTTTCTTTTTATAGAGAAACCATACAGAAGTGGATATGGAGAATATGGATATTGGAATCCTACATATTCTGGTATCGGTGGTTGTATTCTTATACCTCATGGCAGCATCAAGAAACTCATCGGAAGAGAATTGTCTTTTACCGATGAACCTGTCGAACTTGGATAGATAAAAAAATGAGAAAGGTTACTTGTATTTGCGACACAATTATAAAGGGTGTTACGTTTGTAAAGGGCTGTGATTACAGAGTTGATTATAATCCATTTATAGGAATAATGATATATGCCCCATTCGGCTACGTAAATATCAGTAAATGGCAGCTCGATAACTATTTTATTTAAAATTATAGCTTATGGAAATCGAAAACATAAAATTCAAGGCAAAGCAGCTTAACTCAGAGAAATGGTTTGAGGGCGATTTAGTACGTCTTGGAAATAGGGTATGTATAGGAGGAGACCATATAAAAGATGGTATAACTGACGTTGACCCTTCAACAGTCTGTATGTTCACAGGACTGACAGACTGCAAAGGCAATGAAATCTTTGAGCACGACCTAATACATTTCGTAGGGTTTAGCTATACTGCCGAAGTGATCTGGTCGGAAGGTAACTATGCTTTTATGGTAGTCTGCGAGAATAAACATTCTTATTGGCTTCATGATGTCATAAAACTTTGTAGAATAGAAAGAATTGGTAATAAATTCGATAAGTAGCTAATGTATAACATTTTAAACAGATAAGAACTATGAGTTGGAAAGAAATGATTCAAGTGGAACGTGGAGCCGATATTACGGAAATGGAAGCTCCTATTCCTAGCACGATTGGAGAAGGCTTCACCTTTTGCCTTAATGGAAAGCAATATACCACAATAGGTGGATATACGAAAGGAAAGCGTGATGTGGAGTTTTACATAACTTCTTATATAGGTTATTGTGGTGGAGCAGAGCATTACTATTGTTCTATTAGTATTCCTGTGGAAAACAGAAACGGAAACACAACTATAGGAGGATACCATGGTGGTATAGAAATTCCTAACGAGTACCAGAGTTTCAAAGCGAGTATAGTCAGACCTCTTACAAAAGAGGAAGCGGCAGACACTGAAAGATGGGAATGGTACAAAGAAGGTGACATGGTGGAAGCATTTTGCTCACTCAAAGAACTTAATAAATGTATCGAAACAATCCGTCAGATTTTCCAGGAAGATAAATGGAATGTCGTGGTTAAAAGAAATATCTAGCAATATGAAAGCAAGATTAGCAAAGAAACTAATGAAGTGTTGTTACGAAAGTCCTCGCTATATGAGTATGATAGCGAATGGATTGGACGTATCGAAAGAGCTGTCAAAGATAAAGCAATACTGGGAGCCTAGATGGGCTTTGTATTATGCCACTAAAGGTGGTTATCATGGCAGAGTTGACCATCGTATCGTAAAGGCTGAAAAAAAATCTGCAAGATATTCTCGCAAGCTAATGAATCACCTTACCAGGTGGGCTGGCAAAACCCATTTCGAAATTAGAGATATACTAAGCAGTGCAAATAAACTAAAAAGATATGACTTATGATAAAAGAAAGATATTATTACGCAGTAGCCGCCTTCCTACGTAAGGATGGCAAATTAGCCTATACCTCAGTTACGAGCTCCGTTAAAGGGGAAGAGGAGGATATTAAGTTCTATCCTCTAATGAACCTCATCACTGACGTCGAAGAGCGATTCAAGGATGATATGGTTTGTGGTACAACTATCATACATGGCGTTACTGAGATTAGTAAAGAGGACTATGAAGCCTATAACGAACGCATAGCTAAGATAAATAAGAAGGAGGGTTAGCACATGACTTTTTTGAATATTACCGTAGGTGAGAAGGAGTTTGATGAAATCAAAGAAGGCAAGGTAGGACTAGTATGTTTACCTTGCACTCCACTTTGGTGTCATACATTAGTCGATGGCGTAAAGAGGGAGGAAAGATTAGACCAATTAACGGCTAGATTAGATAGTAATGGCAAACCTCATATTCAGTATGGAAATTCTGTTGACCATTACTTTAAGAAAGTTGATTATGTTCAGCTTTCCTGTAAGGTTGGTTCTCAAATAAGAGTTCTCGTTAAGGATTGCGCAGGTTTCAGTATTGAGACTACTCAAACGAAAAAGGATAATGGCTTTATCGAGTTTAAGCCAAAAAACTTTGTTGTTCATCTAAAATAAACAAAATATGATTATGAAACAAGAAATGCAAAAATCAATCTCCAAGATTCAAACAGCAGTCGAAACTCTGACAAGACAGAAAGTTATCGACAAAAATGTGTATGATTTTGTCCATGGAGAAATCAAATCTCTTTCGGAAAGTGTGGAGAATATAGTGGAAGTAAATAACCCCGATGAAACTCTTCTTACCTTCACAGATAAGGAGAAGTATGTAAATCAGCATATCAATCTTGCTGATACATCTGTACTTTGCAAAGAGTTGAATAGAAGAAAAGAAATTGGTAACGATTTCTTAGTAATATCAACTGAGGGGAAAATTAATTAAGATATGAGACTTAAAAAGATAGAAGATATGAAGGGAACAAACAAAGGAATATATAAAATGAAGATTGATGCTTACAATAGCTACTATCAACAAATGAGATTATTAGGCAATGTAAATGAAACTCTTTCTTTTGATGAATGGGAAAAGAAAAATTGCAAATGGTTAAAGTAATAGTGTATGGACAGACAGATAAAGATAATGGATAGTGCAAAGAAGAAGGTTCTTACCCTCGCAGTCAGCAAGGAATGGTTCGATATGATAGTGTCGGGCGAAAAGAATGAAGAGTATCGGGTGATTAAAGGTTTTTGGATGAGTCGTCTTCTCCTTATCAAGGATGAAGAGTGCAAAGATTTCGATAAGTACGATAAGCTCCATATCGGCAAGACATTTGAGATGCTTATAGACATCAATACTATCAAGGAGAAACTGAATAATGGTACAATGAAGTTCGTACCATTCACCCACGTTCTCTTCAAGAACGGCTACTATGACGATAGCCCAAAGGTAGAGAAGGAGATTGAGAGTATTACCATCGGTAAGCCGAAGAAAGGTCTTTGCCCAGGCGTGTGGTTGGATCATGAATTTTTCATCATCAAGTTCAAGTGATATGGATAAGACAACAGAGCTATCATATAATCACCTCATTTCGCAACTCAGAAAAGAAAACGCTGATTTAAGGAATGAGGTGCGAGAATTAAGGAAATTGCTAACAAAAAAAGGTGACAAACCACCTAATTAATACTCCGTAACACCATGTTAAAAGCAGTTTTTGCGCTTTTCTTGTCAAATTAGCTTCCTGTAATTTTCGGTAACATTAGTTAAGTTAAAGAAATGGCAAAAAACTCACATAAGCCTTTCTAAGCTGTTCTATTTTCTTCCCCATATCCTTATATCATTTTTCAGAAAAATCCCTACATAGAGGAAAATAGGCTTTATTTAACACACTAGTAATCAATAAGTTATATAAAGTTAAGCAAGAAAAATAATGCGGTTAAAATTTGGTCAAAAGCTAAAAAATGACTACCTTTGCACTATCAAAAATAAAATAACAATTTAAAAGATAAGAGCAATGAAACAGACAATAAACGTATCAAACAAAGCTGAGGTTGTAGCAGCAGTTACAAGTGATTTTGATGGAGCTTATAACTATTTCGAAGGTGACATTCGTAATGGCAATCTTAGAGCGCATGTAACTAACTACTTCCATGGTAACAAGTTGAGAATCCAGATTACCTATTGGGAGGATGGCAAGAGTGTGGCAGTTGAAACCGCTTCAACATGTTCAACAGCAAAGGGGATTGTTAGTAAGGTTTCTAAATTCTTAGATATTAAGTAAATAAAAAGGTAACGACTGGTCCAACCAACTAGTCACAATAAGAGCAATGAAATGTTAGACAGAACAAACATTCACTTTAAGAAAGCTGTTAAAGCTGTACTGATAAAGGTTAACAGAATACATAACAATACCATATCAGTAAGTATTAACCAAAGATTCATCGACATCACTTTGTTGGATAATAATTCTGGTATTTTTTATTCAGACATGATAAACCATTTTTTAAGCAAGGATGAAATCCTTCAGAAGTTAGATAACTTCAATAAAATGTATCACGCATGGGTTCAACTTTAAAAGAAAGGAGGTCGCCATGAGTAAGGAGTATATTGGAACAGATTGCTATAATCGCAAGATGGAGCTTTACCATATCGGCAATGAAGTTTATTGCGACCACATCAAAAACGGAGTTGTCGTCAAGACAAACAGCATCACTGTAGATAACCGTATTCTTGGATTGTTTGGCAGTCCTCATACAAGCGGAGCATATATCTACGATGAGGTAGCAAGAATGTATGGTAAGAAGTTATAATAACTGCATATAAAAAGTAAGAGCAATGAAGACAGACAACGTTTTAGAGCATTTCGCTGAAATGATGATTTCACGAATGCAAAAGATGAAGGCAGGAGATTGGAAGATGGGTTGGTTTACTACATCTTATGGTGGGAACCCTGTGAACCTTGGAGGGCGTGAATATAATGGAATGAACTCATTCTTCCTGTTCCTCTGCATGATGGACGAAGAAAGATTCAAATATCCTATCTTTGCTACCTTCAATCAGATAAAGGCATTAGGAGCTAGTGTGAACAAAGGAGAGAAAAGCTTCCCTGTTCTGTTTTGGTCCATCCAGTACAAAGACAAGAATGGAAACAAAATAACAGAAGACAGCTACAACGGAATGACTCGATCAGCCCAACTAGACTGCAAAGTACAGCCTTTCTTGAAGAGCTACAATGTGTTCAACCTCAGTCAAACCAACCTCGAAGAGATAGCACCTAAGACGATGCAGAAGTTGAAGGAGAAGTTCAGTCTCAAAGATAAGAATGAGTTGCCGACAGACACGGCTGGTATGTACGTCAACGAGAAAATTGATGATATGCTTCTTTATCAGAAGTGGCTCTGCCCTATCCGCTACGACAAGTATTCAAGTGGAGCTTTTTACAGAGTTGGGGTAGATGATATTACAACACCTCTTAAAAGTCAGTTCAAGAAGGGCAATACAGAGCAGGAGATATTCGAGGATGGACAGGAGTACTACTCAACCCTTCTACATGAAATGGTTCACTCAACAGGTCACAAGTCTAGATTGAATAGAGGGTTTGAGAATGAGAAAGGAGAAAAGGACTATGCAAGAGAAGAGTTGGTTGCGGAGCTTGGAGCAGCTCTTATCGGAAACGTCCTAGGCTTTAGCAGTCGCATTTTAGATAATAACGCTGCTTACCTCGATGGTTGGATCAGCAAGCTTAAAAAGCAACCAAAGTTCATCGTTTCTGTTTTGACAGACGTAAACAAGGCAGCTAAAATGGTATTAGAAATCGTGAACAAAGAAAAGGCACAATTACTAATGCCTGCATAAGATATTTTATTGCTCTATCTAAGGCGGTATAAGCGGATTTGCTTGTATCGCCTTTATTCATTATCATCAAAAACATAAAAAGCTCTATAAGCGAAAATAAATATGCAATTTTTCAGTTAAATTTATTTGTTGATTAAATATTTTTAGTATCTTTGCACCAAAAGTAGTAAAGATATGAACATCGAAGAAATACTCAAGAAAACTGATACTATCAGCCAAAAGATAGAAGAGCTACGCAGAAGGACTGTAATGGTCCCTTTGTGGAGTTATCTTTTGAGTTTATATGAGCCAGCAAGCCATAAGGTAATGACAGATACCATAAGCCTTCGTGATAAAGACAATGGTGAAAAATCATCCCGTATAGCGGTTGCCCTTGAAAAGCTGCTCACAAACAGAATAACAGAATTTACATTCTCTATACCAGTTAAGAGAAAGTACAACACTCCAGAAAATGATATTCAGAGGGAAATCCAAAAGGCATTAGAAAAAATCTACGATTGTGCTCATATTGACAACATGAACTACAAACGTGGACTAGCCTATTTCGCAAGCTGTGAAATCTTCACCATCTGGTATTCTGTTAAGAAGCATAACTCTCTATATGGTTTTGAATCAAACTACAAGTTGAAGTGCAAAACCTTCTCTCCTATGGATGGAGTAAGATTGTACCCTATCATTGATGAGTATGATGATATGCAAGCTATGTCGTTTGAGTATGATAAGACCGTTTCCGATAAAGAGACGATAACATTCTTCGAAACCTTTACAGAAAACTATCATTTCATTTGGAAGAAAAGTAACCTTGGTGAAATGTGGGAGGAAGTAACTGCACAAGTTGATGAGGATGGGAACACTAAGAGTGGTGAGGAAATCATCATCCATAAGATTCCTGGAGCATACCTGTCTCGACCTCATGCCATCTACGAGGGGCTTGATAATATCCGAAGTGAATTTGAGTATAATGTCAGTCGCAATAGCAACGTGATTGCATATAACGCTGCACCAATCGCAAAAGTCAAGGGTGGCATAGTCGGACAGGAGAAAAAGGGAGAAAGTTTGCGTATATGGAGAGTCGAGAATGATGGCGATATTTCATACGTATCATGGAATCAGTCGCAAGAAGCGGTTAGCGGTCAGAATAAAACCCTCCTCGGATTGTACTGGATGCTTTCTCAAATGCCAGATATTAGCTTTGAGAATATGAAATCTCTTGGTAATATCGGCTACGATGCAAGACAGACGTTGCTCACAGATGCACATCTGAAAGTTCGCATGGAATCGGGCGCTTTCAAGGAGTTCTTTGAAAGAGAGTTCAATGTAATCAAGGCATTCTTGAAGGTCATGAATCCAAAATGGGAAAAGGAGATAGATAACGTCACCTGCAACCACATCATCACTCCTTACATACCAAAGGATGAGAGCTACGACATCACCATCAGACAAAAGGCTAATGGTGGTAAGCCGGTAGAAAGTCAGCTTGAATCCATCGTTAAGCTTGGCCAGTCGCAAGACCCTCAGCAGACAATGGAGGATATTCGACAGGATGAACTTAATGCGGCAGCAGTACAGCAGTCAGCTTTTGCTATGGGTGAACAAACAATATAAACGCAATAAACTGCACAAGTTATGAAGAAAAAAATCGCAATTTGGCTATTCAAGTTAGCTAGAAGACTCTACCCTATCAGTGTAACTGTCTTTGAACAGAAAGAAATCCTAGAGCCAAAGGTATGTGCCAAGGCTTATAGTATCGACAAGAATAACATTCGCCACTACAAGCGAGACCATCATGTCAAGTCCATGAGAGAAGCTTTGCGTGAGATAACAAAGGAAACTCTCGCACAGGCAAAGAAAGATGTACTCAATACTATCGAATCCAAGATCATGAAGCAGAGAGTATATCAGAAGGATGGAAATACGATTGTAGAGGTTAAGGTTAATTGCTATGTCTCCAAAGAAGAAGGTTAAGCCTATTCCAAAAGAACCTCAGTTCTGCAAATTATGTGCCCACGTTTCAAATCCACGTAATCTTAGTGTTACGGGAGAGCCAACGTTGGGCACTTGCCCTTATGAGGAGTTTGCTATCCTCTATCAAAGGGAATGTGTAAACGAACATTATAAGCCGAAATAAATGAGACCAAATATCCCCAATCAAAAGAAAGCATACGATGCTCTGAACAGACGCTTAGTTAACTACGTGGCACAAGTTCAGAGCATTTATGATAGAATCGCTAGCCAAGTTGCTACTGCTATAGATGGTGTCGGTTATGATGGTTCTGCGGAGTTCTTGTTTGGGGACTATCCAGAACTGAAACAAACCATCAATGGCATCATGATCAGTTATGCTGCACAGATGAATAATCTCATCTATGCAGGTACCACAAATGAGTGGAAAGAAAGTAACATCATGCAGGACCTACTTGCAAGAAAGGTACTTCGTGCTTATGATTTTGAGAAGGGAGGAGATAAGTACAACAGGTATTTCCAAACTAATTCAGATGCTTTGAAGGCTTTTCAGAATAGGGTTGATAAGGGGTTGTCTGTTTCACAGAAACTATGGTATCAGTCACAAGCCTTAAAAAAGGAGTTGGAGCATACCATATCAACTGCAATAGAAAGAGGACAGTCTGCGGTTGTTCTCAGTAAGCGAATCAGTAAGTATCTGTTAGACTATCCTTCATTAAAGGCTGATTATACAGAAAAGTTCGGAAAAGCCGCTACATGCGCGAATTGCCAATACGCTTCTATACGTTTGGCAAGAACCGAGATAAACATGGCTTACCGAAAGGCAGAGCAGACACGTTGGCAACAATTTGATTTCATCTTGGGATATGAGATTAAGTTGAGTAAACGCCACCCTGCACCCGACATCTGTGATGATTTGTTGGGAATATACCCAAAAGACTTTGTCTTCCTAGGTTGGCATCCTAACTGCATGTGTTATGTTGTACCTATTGTGATGAGCGATGAAGAGTACTATGGTTCTCCTTCCATTCAGAAGTCAGCTATGATTTCTAGCACCCCAAAGAACTTTAATGACTGGGTACGCAATAACCGCAGCCGAATCGGGCAAGCTGAAACACTTCCATACTTCTTGAAGGATAACAGAAAGTATTGGCACCTGTCCGTTGAGGACGCGGCTGAGTACCGCCATGCTGACAGAGACGAAAAAGCCATAAAGCTTGCTTGGAAGAACAGAGACTTATTGAAATACAACATAGATGTAGATAATTCTGACATAGCGACATTAAGGCGAAATGCTAAAGCCTATGAAGTTGATATATCAAGCTTTGAAAAATTCCTCACTACACATCAATTTAAAGAGAGTTTTGGAATGCTGACTGATAGTGAACGCTCTGTATTATCAGATATGTTCGACAAGTATGATGACAAGGTTCGTCAAGCTGTAGAGTCTTTCGGCAGGACAAAGAAAAGTTATCTAGCAAAGTTTGATTATAGCTATAATTTCGGCGATTGGATGGATGGCATAACTAATAAGTTTGCAAATATCACTCCTACACAATTCGAACCAGTGAGCAAGATAAAACCAAAGTTGAAGGCTACCTATGATGAAGCTCGTAGGGAACTGCAAGACCTTCGTTCTATTCCGTTGAAGCCTAAGAAGCTAATAGATGATTTCGATGATTGGGAATTGGAGACTGCATTAGACGACCAGGAAGCAGTTATGGCAGGAAAGAAACTCATGCAAAATCTGTATGGTCCAAACATTGATAACGTCAATTCTTGGATAAGAGTAGAATCGGCTCGCATAACAGAAGGCTGGGGCAAGGCTTATGAGGTCTTTCTTGACGAGTATCATAACGGCTTGAAGGAGGTCATGGAAGCTGCTACCCATCTGAACGAATTGAGAACAGCAGATTTGAGTATTATTCCTACAAGATGGATTCCTCGCTTCAATGATTATATCAAGACTATAGAAACTGCAAGGATTGATGTCCGAGGTTACGAAAGGGTTTATCGTGAGATAGAGGGTGCGTACAACATCTACAAGCTGTCTTCGGATCAAGATCTGATTGCGTATGGCTTAGATAAGCTATCCTTCAATACACCTCATACCATCGTGGAAGGCTTTAGAGGTATTGGATTGAGTCCGACCAAATGGCTCGGAAAGAAAGAGTTTTATGATAGCTTTGACAAGTTTGTTCCTTGTATTAGCCTTAGCGGAAACAAAGCATACTTTTGGAGCAAATACAATCATGTGCGAATAGACTTCGATGGTCTGAAGGAAAGAATCTTAAATTCAGAATGGTATCGCAAGGGTCTCCAATATCACGAATACGGACACGCTAAAGCCGCATTACAAGGTAATTGGGAAGGAAATGCAGACTTCAAAAATCTTTATAAAAGGTTTTTTGCTGACTACAACAAGCCCGAATATAGATACGTAGATGGAGAAGGTGTTTCGCAATGGAAAATCGCTGATAGACTATTTGAAGAGCTCAAACTCGTAAAAGACAAAACGTATGATGTAATGGAACAATTTGGCAAAATCTCTGATACTTTGCAAGCTATCGACAAAGACCACAACTGGATACAGGGAATGTTAGGACACGACGTCGATTACTTCGCATCGAGTTTGCATAATTGTTTAGCTGATATTATAGCCCATTTAAGCGAAAATTATTGGTCTAACAATAAATACTTCAAAAAGGTTTTGCCAAGGCTTTATAATGAAGCTATGGCTCTCTATGAGAAGTATTATAAGCTAAACAAACCGACAAAAAGATAGGTGGTAGTCTATGGTTCTACCACCCATCTTGATTTTCTTTCGGTAGGACCTACGGCTGATTCATTGGTAATATAGGTCAGACCAAACTTTGTTTTAGTTTTCATTGCCTTGCGAATAGAGAGCATTATTTCTTCTCTCGTAAAGCCGCTAATAGGATAGTTTTGTAGAGCTAATTCTACTGCGCACATTTGAGCTACACCTGCATTTCCTTTGGTATAGTAGTTCACAACCTGTTCGTCTGTAAGCTCGTCCACGGACTTAACAGAGCATTGTTCTAGATATTCTTGTATATTCATGCTGCAAAGATAGTAAAAGTTTCCCAAACTACAATACGTCCGATTAAAAAGTTAGCAAAAGTTAGCAAACAGACCATAAAGAAGTTTAAAAGTTAAACTATTGTAAGTGCTTGAAAATAAGATAGTTGATATTTGGTCAATTCACAAAAAATGACTATCTTTGCACTATCAAAATAAATAATAACAATTAAAAGATAAGAGCAATGAATACGATAAAGACGTTTATTCCATCAGAGTCAGTTGACGCATTTAAGAAGTTCGCTGAGAAGACAAAGCGCAATGTAGAAGGTTTCGACTACACCATTAGTAACCCACGAAAAAAGTTATTCCGTCATGCGGTAGTAGAAGATTGTCAAACCATCATTGGTAAGTATTGGCATGACATCTGTGACCTCACCATCAATATGCCAGACGAAAGTAATTGGAGATTGCTGGCCACATATAAGAATGGAGCCTTTACTCCTGCTGATACAACCAAGGAGTTGGTATTCAAGATTAAGGAGCATGGAGCTGATTACGGCAAATGCGACCTATGTGGTCATTGGTGTAACAACGCATACGTAATCGAGAATACGCAAACTGGCGATGAACTGCAAGTAGGTTGCGAGTGCATAAAAAAGTTCGGATTGAAGTACATTGACTTCCTCTCAGACTTTACACGCAAACTTTATGAGACCTACGACCACACCATCAGATATGCCACTGATGATGACTATGGAGACCTTATTCCAATTTGGGGTGGTCCTAAGGATAGTAGATATACGGATGCCATCTTGAAGAATGACATGATCGCCATGTGCAAGGCTCAGTATGACGAGTGCCCTGTTTACAAGAAAGGCTATTACGCAAATGGTCACTATTACCCATCAGAAACAATCGCCAAATTAGAGGAAATAAGAGATTCTAAGAAGTTTACGGTTGACTCCTCATACATAACAAAGGTCTGCGATTTTGCGCTCTCTAAAAAGCCTAAATCGCAATTCGAGGTTGAAATGCAGAAAGTAGCAAATGACTACTACACATTCTCGGAGCAGTTCGTTTATGCTTTCTTCCTGGTGAAGAACTACGAGGATAGCTTAAAAGGTGGTATTGATGCCATCAAGAAAGGTATGCAAGTCAAGGTAGTCGGTAAAGTCATTCAACAGCGCACAGAGCAGTCTTACTACGGAGAAATGGTCACAAACACCATCCTTACTAAAAACGGAATAGTCTGTGAAAGGGTTGGCAAAATACCAACTGCACAAAAAGATGGCGAGAAGACCACCGAGTTCTATGCTATCGTCAAGGGTGTGTTCAATGGAAAGGTTTGCCTAGACAGAGCTACTAAGAATCCAAAGAAAGGAATTGAAGTGGCAATGGAGATTTAGTTATGAGCGCATTCAACATCAACGCCTATTATGGCTGTGAAACTTGCGAAGCAGCCGACGAATATGGTAATGGTTGCAAGCATGGTCTGTTATTCCCTGTCCTGCTTGTGATAGCTAATAAAAGGGAATGCCCAAATTATAGATTTCAAAGAAAGGAATAGAATGAGTTATAAAGACAGAATAGAATTAGAGCAACTTTTAGGTAGTTTTGTAACATCACCTAAAAGCCTTCTATCAGAAAAAGAGGTCAAATTGCTAAGAAAAGCCATGCGACTTATTGGTAGAGTAAATAAGAGATACGCGGATTTATACATGTAAATACGAAATGATATGAAATTGCAGGTTTATTTCTTATACAGAACAGATGAGCACCTATCAACAGACAGCAAGGAATTGCTCTTTATTGGCAACCTTCCAAATTGCATGAAAGCAGCAAGGAAGTTTAATGCTACAGATACTCAGATTAATGAACTTGGGTATCATAAGCAAAGTCAACTTAACAATGTAGGTTACGAGTTTATGCTAGAACAGCATACACTTAACGAATATATAGTAGAACCATAAAATATACGATTATGAAGATATACAAATTGATATGGTATCTCTACACAGAGGACCAACTTAAAGAATCCCTCATCACCGATAAGGAAGTTGCAGAAAAACGTTATCAAGAGCTGAAGAAGTCTCTTTATCGTGGATGCTGGTTATCCCTCTCAGAATTAGTTGAAAACGAAGACCACGAACTAGTGAAGGGTGAAGGTCTTCATTATAACGACATTTAAAAGTTAGAGCAATGGAACAGAAGTTATTAGATTTGATTATCCATATAGGACAAGTTAGAGGTTGGGCTGTAGATGCTACAGATAATGGCAATGACCTTGCCTACATCTTCTTTCAGCGTTATTCTCCTGCTGGTCAAGATTTCAACATGTCAATCGAAATGCCAAACAATGACACGAATGAGTTTTTGAAGAACCTCGATGATTACTACGAGAACTTCGATCCAGATAGTGAAGCCCTAAACTGGTGTGACAAAGAAGGTCATGGTATAAATGGAGCACCCAAACGCTTGAAGGATATCATCATTGATTTCGAGGAAATCGAAAAGGAAATCAAAGAACTCCTAGAAGTGTTCAATCTTCAAATAGAGGAACTAGAGAAAGCTGCCATTCACAAGGTTAAAGTGCAAGTCACCGAATACCTGCAAAAGGTAGTGGAGGTTGATGCCATCAATGGCAGTGACGCATGCGATAAAGTCGAAGAAATGGTTAATGGATCAGAAATCATCTTGACAGCAGACGATTTCACAACAAGAAACATTGAGCCTTATGAAGATAAGTAAAACTGCACAAGCTGTGCAAAAGCTAAAAGATGGAGATTTGAAAGGAGCACTCTCCATCTTTTCTACTTTTAAGTATGATTTCACAAGGGATGAACGTAGAATCATGCGAATTGCATACGAAACACTTTGCGGACATGGCGCTTTCTATCAATCATTAGGAATTGATGCTGGTCAGATGATAGCAGATGCATCAAGTATACTATACGATAAGTATCTAAGTATCAATAAGTTAAACTAAGTTAGCAAAAAGTACTTTATGCTCAAAACGTTTGGTCATTTGCAAAAAAATGATTACCTTTGCACTATCAAAAATAAATAATAACAATTTAAAGATAAGAGCAATGAAACGATTTGAAGATTACGAAAAAGCTTATAATAAATGCTATGAACTTTTGCAAAAACTCACAGCATTGATAAAAGAGACAGATGGCAACCTCACTATCGAGATAAGATTTACTTATATTGACAAATATCCAATGCTTTCTGTTAAATACTATTGTAATTACCTATACTCATTTCTTCCACAAAAAGATGGTACATTTGTTATTTCTACAGACAATAAAATCTATACAATGGATGAAATTGAGGCGAAGATAAGAAAGAATTGTTATTTAGACTAAAATATAAGAGCAATGAAACTGATAACGAAAGAAATTAAGAAGAGACTGGAAAAATATCCTCTCTACTCACAGGATGGTAAAAAGGAAGAAGCCATCTGTCAAGCAAAGTTCTTCCTTTGTGTTGGTGCATGGTCTTGGTTCATATTGGAAGCAGACCTAGAGAACAATATCGCCTACGGAATCACTATCAATGGAAGTGGTGAAGGCGAGTACGGCTACACAAGCTTAACCGAGTTGCAGGGGCTAACAACTGAGTTAGGCTTAACCGTAGAGCGAGATACCTCATTCTCCCCTACTCCACTAAAGGATATTAATAACGAATATCTAAAGAAGTTTCTTAAGAAAATGTACGCTTGAAAATAATTTCTCACTTTTTTCAAGAAACTATTTGTTGATTAAATAATTTTATCTATCTTTGCAAAAAGTTACAAAAAAATGAAGATTTATACATCATACTTCTCAAACGGAGCTAAGTTAGCAAAAGCTGGTATCATGATGATCGGTATTGCCCTCTACCCTCCGAAATGGTTTACAGGATTGTCAAACAAGTACGTGTCACCATCATGGGACATTCTTCACAACTCCAAATCTAAAGAAGATTACGTACAACGTTTCAATTCTGAGATATTGGCTCATCGGGACCCAAAAGCATTTCTCTCAGCAATAGAGAAAATGGCAAATGGAAAAGATGTAGCTCTATGTTGCTTTGAAAAGCCTGATGATTTTTGCCATCGCCACCTAGTAGCAAAATGGCTGAATGAAAAGTTGGGAATACAGGTCGAGGAATTTGGAATTTCCAAGAATCCTGTTTACTCGGAGCAAAGCTTGTTTTAGGAATTCCTCCTTTCAAAATACCCACAAGGGTTGACGGCTCGGAAAGACGAGCATTTTTGCGTGTATAGAATATTGTTATTATAAGCGGAGATAGCTCAGTTAGCAGAGCGCAGTGATACCATCACTGAGGTCGTTGGTGCGGCTCCAACTCTCCGCTCTTTTGCGGGTATAGCTCAGTCGGTCAGAGCGTCACATTCCCAATGTGAAGGTCGAAGGTTCGAGTCCCTCTAGCCGCTCTATTTTTGTAGAATTAAAATAAAAGAGCATGAAAATAGCAGTTATAGGAACGGGCAACGTGGGAGTAGCTTTTGCCGCAGACCTCTCTATTAAAGGTCATGAAGTTACACTCCTAAAGACATCTTCATACAAATCAGATGCCTTTGATAGACTTATCAAGAACGGCAAAAGGGTTTTTCTTAAAGAGAAATCAACTTATATAGAAACTGCAATCAAAGAGGTTTCTAAAGACCTCAGTAAGGTTGCAGAAGCAGAAGTTATATTTTGTACTATTCAGAGTAACTTCTATGAGGGTCTAGTAGAACGTATACATCAATACCTTCACAATGATCAGATTGTTGTCTGTATCTCTAGTTACGCATCCTCTTTCTATTTTGAGAAACATTGCAGAAAACTACCAATGTTAGTTGAAGCAACAGGTCCATATTTGGAAGGACGAGTAGAGTTGGATGATAAACCAAACGAAGTTGTTTTTCGTGTTGGTTATAGGCATGAAGTTATTCCTGTAGCATGCTTTTCTAATCATGATACCTGCATGGAGAAACTGCATAAAATTAGCAAAGGTTTTATAGCAAAATATTGCGTGCTTGAATCTGCATTACTCAATCCAAATATGGTATTGCATACGATAGGTTCAATTATGAGTATTCCGAGAATAGAATATTCAAAGGGAAATTTCTGTATGTATCGTGAAGCATACGCAAGAGGAAATGACTCCACTATCAATTTATTGATGAGACTTGACGAAGAAAAGATGAAAGTCTTTAAAAACTTGGGCTTTTTCAAAACAAGCGTATTTGAAGCAGGAGGTTTCAATATGTCAGACCCAATAGAGAGTTTGCATCGTTACTCAGAATCTAGTGATAGAGCCATCAGCCCAACATCTGTTCATTCACGTTACATCACAGAAGACGTTTCTGAGGGATTGGTACTGATGGAAAGTATTGCCCTTCATATAGGCTTAGAGTTACCTGTTACATCATCCCTCATTACGCTTGCAAGTGTAGCTTTAGGAATAGACTTCCGTAAAACAGGAAGAACTATTCAGAGATTAGGTATTATTAACGAAATAGATATGCTTCATGAATGTAGATAGCGATATAAAAAACAGAACATTTGGTATTGAAATCGAAATGTGCAATCTTGAAAGGGCGAAGGTAACTTTGCCCGAAGGTTACTCCTGGAGCAAGGAAGAGAGCATTGATAATACCGATTGTTCAAGCAATAAGCAGTTTGGTGGAGAGGTGAATACCCCTCCACTACATCTTTGCTGCCTAAAAGAGCTGCATGACCTCCGTTCTGTATACGAATCGATGGTTGCTGCAGGTGGTAAGATTAAGTGGAGCATAGATACTCATGTCCATATATATGTAGGCGATTTGACAGTCGATCAGCTAAAGAAAGTATATCTATTCTTTTATGTCTGCTATCCATATTTTAAAAAATATGCCAAAATTTCAGATTGGGATGAAAACATCTTCAATGCAAAGCCTATTCCTACAGAAAAATATTTCGAAGGAGTAAAAAATGCGCAGACGTTTGATGAATTACAAACCCTCTTCACAAATCAGTCTAAGAAGGGATTCATTCGTCATGCAGTGAATATTTCTGCATACTTCAAGACGAAGACGATAGAATTTAGAACGTTTCATGCAACTGATGATTTCTATCGAGCTATGAATTGCGTGTATTCTGCATATCGCATATTCTATTACGCTATAAGCCACGAATTGGAAGATTATCAATCTATAACATCTTACAAGCAATTTTGTGAGGTTACAGGGCTTAAATATGATACTCCAGATGAGTTATGCCCACTCCTATATCAAGGGAATCCATATAGCGCAATAGAAGCTTTTATGACTATGCCTTTGCCATACAATTCTGAAATGGTTTCAGCTCTATATGATGCTGTAAAAGCTAACGGACACAAGGAAATCTGCATAGTAAATGGTTTCATGTACTACTATGAGCTATTCTTCCTTGATAAGGTGGAAGTATCTATATACTGCCAAGATGCCTACTGCTATCTGCTCTATATGTTGGCAAATGGTAAAACATCACTAACATATAAGGATAAGCTTGCATGGTTGGAGGACTATAACAATCCTACACCATCAAGACAGCTTGCGCTAGCTCTTTATGCCGTGAAACTTCAAAAGTATTTCATGAGTGAATCGGCAAGAAATAGTGCTGTCTTCGAAGCGTTGAAAATTAAGGCAAGGGAATCAATCGAGAAAACCGAGGAGGCAAATGAGCGATTGATGAGATTGCTCACTACATGTGATTTCCATGTTGGAACACTAGAAGAAGCCATCAAGAATAAGAAGGTAATCTTCTTTAATTACGGAAGAATAGAGAAGAAGCAGAAGAGAGCATTCAAACTCATTTCTGAAAATAGTGACTTGAAATCAGATTTTTCTGTTGCAAGGAACGACTACTATAATCTTGTGGAAAGTATTCCGAGTGATAGTTATTTCTACTATTTCAGCAACAGCCCTTATCTGAGAAACCTGCATAAGATAGCTATGTGGAATAATTCAAGTGGGGAAAGACGGTCTGCAGGAAGGTTCCTCTATTGCAATAAGCCAACTGCACAAAATAATGCAAGCACCTCATATTCTTCATACAGAATCGAATGCAACGAGATTGTACCTCCCGATGATTTGGAGATTACAGACGCAAGCAAACTGATGATTGAACGGGTAAACCCACCTTTACTTCATTGCTTGCAAAAGAAGTATATCAAGAAGGTGGACCAATGTAGTGTCTGTCAATTTGCTTTTGTGGTGAAATACGACAAATATACCCTAGGTGGATTTGGTTTTACGCTACCTCAACACAAGGGGTATGATTTGTTTCAGTTAACGGACTTCTGCACGAATAACGCAATCCCTCGATTGAGTAAACTCATATTGTATTGCATTCAGTCTGTAGGCGTTCAAAGATATTTGAGCAGAAGAATGCGCAAGCTTTGCGAGAAGGTTATATCCTGCGCTTATACTCATAAGCCAGTGAGCATGAAATATCGTGGCGTGTACAAGAAAGTGAAGGAACACTGCACATCATCTTATCTTGCTTACGAAGGAATACTTGGTATATACCCTACGAATAAGGAAATCATTGAGAAATATCAAAAATCGTTGAAGAATGGAAAATGAAGATAGATGGAAATACGCAAAAGTTGATATAAACCTCATAGATGAGGTAGAAATCAATGCAAATGAAATGTCGGGTGAAGACTTCGCCCAACTAACAGACAACATTGCTAAGTCTGGATTGAGTAGTGTGCCTACCTGTATCAAGAAGGATAATGGTAGATACATCATGATCAGCGGTAATCATCGTTTGAGGGCATGCAAGAAACTGCACTATAAAATGCTAGGTATCTTATATGTAGAAGAGAGCGAGATTACAAATGATGAAGCTATTGCTATTGAATTATCTCACAACTCCCTTCATGGTGAAGCTAATGTTAGCATCTTGAAGAAGTTGTTTGCATCAATTCAATCTATCGACTTCAAGAAGTTTGCTCATGTGAACATTGACGAGATTAAGCCAATAAGCACAGAGGGTATAGATGTATATGCCATGCAGGAGAATTTCGTATTCTCCATCATACTCTACCCTAGTTCATTTGCCAGTCTGGACACATTGTATGGAGATATTCGTGAGCAAGCACGTAAAAGTGATGCTCTCGTTTTAGCTTCCGATGAAGATAACGAGAAAACCCTGCTTAAAATCCAAAAAGAGATAGGTAAGGAGTTTGGCATAAAATCCCCAAGTATCTCATTTGCCAAATTGTTAGAGTTAGCGAGTGAACGTTTAATCGAAATAAAGGAAGGAGAAAAAGAAAATGATTTGGAGCATAACAAGTAAAGAAGAGATGGAGAACTATGGAATTTCTTCCGTCTTCAAATATTATAGAGAAGCCTTAGGAAAAGATAATGTCAAACTAGCTGTTGTAGATGAAAACGATAAGCTAGACTTCTTACAAAAGGAAGATGTGGCATTACTTAGAACCGCAAGTGAATCTCTCATCAAGACTATCCGAGCAAAAGGTGTAAAAACAACAGCAGAGGATTTCTTTAAATACGAATTGGTTAAGGATAAGGCAAAGGTCTTCCGTTTCCTTTGTAGTTGCGGTATTAGGGCACCGAAACAATATCATTTATCATCATTACAAGAAGGTAAGACATATTTTGTTAAACCTAGATATGGAAGTGATAGCTTTGGTATATCGGAGAAAAGCATCTGTCGTACCCCAAAAGAGGTAATGGAACAGGTGAAATACCTTAAAGAAGAGTTCGGAATGGAAAGTATTGTTGAGGAGTATATTGCTGGATCTGATTGCACGGTAACCTGCATTAATAACCAAAAATATATACTTCTGTGTTCGATTTCTATTGATTGCGATGAAACCAATGGCATCCAAACCCGAGATTGCAAAGTTGGTTTTAAGGAATGCTGTTCTGCAATGAATGATGACAGGTTAATGAGTTTGGCAGGGACTATATTCCATTACTTAGGATTGAAATCTCACGCAAGAATTGATTTCCGTAAGGGAATAGATGGTAGATATTATCCTATAGATATCAATCTGCTTCCTGGACTTGGACCATTAGACCATCTTTCGAAATCACTTTTGTTGTGTAAGAATATGTCGTATATAGATGCTTTGAAAGCTGTCATAGCATCTGCAAGTTAGAAAGGTTGATTATGACAAAGGTAAGAAGAACAGAATTAAAAAAGATTGCCGCTGCTTACGAAAAGAAGGGCGGCAATATGGCTGCTACGGCAGTAGCTTTGGGCATTACACGCCAAGCCTTATATAACTGGCGAAAAGAGGATGAGAAGTTAGCCAAGATGTTGGATGATATAGATGAAGGCATTCTTGACTTTACTGAAAGCAAGCTGGTCGAAAAGGTGAACGAAGGTAATCTAACTGCAATCATCTTCCTTCTGAAAACTAAGGGCAAGAAGCGTGGCTATGTCGAGCAAGTAGATAACAGATTAGTAGAAAACCCATTCGAGAAGTTAATGAAGGAACTTCCCGATGATGAAGAAGGGTAATTATGGACAACGGAGAATTGTATATACCAGACTGCTTGTTTCCAACGGACAATCCGTTGGAGATACCATGTTTGTTGTCTGATGTGTAACCTCAGTACATAGAAATCCCATTCTATTGCTTTGGTGAGCAGGCAAGAACAACGAACATGAATGGCAGGGGAACACTCCACTTCTATACTGATGATTATAGATTCCGGTCAATCTATGAGAAGCCAGAGAAGATTTTGAAGTATAACCCTGGTAGCATTATTGAGCCAAACTTCAGCTTATCAAATGATACTCCAATAGCTTTTGGTATGCAGGCTATCTACAAGAAACGCTTTCTTGCGAGAGCTATGCAGGAAAAGGGGATTGGTGTATTTGTTGACTTAAATGTGGCTCCTAAGTTCTATAAGCTGAATTTGATGGGTGTCCCTAAAGGTTACTCATCATTCGCCACAAGGGGGTGTACAGACCGATTAAATGAACTGCAATTTGAATACGAAATTGCCAAGTTCGTAGCAAATGGCAACAGATTCAGATTCATCGTTTATGGAGGTGGTAACGTGATTGAGCAGTGGTGTAAGGAAAATAATGCCGTCTATGTAACACCAATCATCATCATCAAGAATAAGTTGAAAGCTTTTGAAAAGATGAAAGATACCATCGGTATGCTTGATCTTGATGCAAAAGCAAAATACCAAGAGCTGAAAAAGACCTTGTATGATACTCAAGTAAAGAACTTCTCTGTAGAAGATATGCTTGATAACATGCAGGATTTCCCAAAGCTCTCAAAGTAGTTTATTATAGTTAGTAATTAAATTGTTAGGTTATGGGTAAACGAAGTAATGGCACAAGAGGGACAAACAGTTCTTCAGCAAGCAAGAGCCGTAAGGCAAGTGGTGGGGTGAGCGAGCTTGATAGAAAATTTCCTAATTGGAACATAAATTTATTCATTTCAAAGACACCCTATGGAGTCGAAGAAGCCGTTATTGGTTCTTTTCATAGGGTCTATGGAAAGAAATACAGCCTCAGTCAAGAAGTTGGTGATATTGATAAAACATTTAAAGAACTTGGGAAAGATGTATATGTTGACATAAATTCAAGCATTAACACGCCACAAGATTTCTTGAATAAACAAGATGTTGCAAAATACATGTCATCAAGAAATTATGACGGTATCAAGGCTTTAAGATACACTGATGGTAATAGTGAAAGAATAATGATTGTTGATGGAAATCATCGTTTCGTTGCCGCAAAGCTCAATCATGAGAGAAAGGTTAAAATGAGAATAATCGAATAAAGTGTTTGTTTATAGGGAGATTTATATTATTGATGGTTATCATCGAGTTGCAGCAGCCATACTTAAAGGAAACAAGAAAATACGAATATTATTGAATTAGCAATATGTCAGAACAGAAAGCAATAAAAAAAATGATTGCATGGCGCAATGATTGGTGTCTCTTCGCCAAGGAAGTCTTGAAGGCTCGCCTTGACGAAGAGCAAAAGGCTATATTGCGGGGGGTGTAATTTAAACTGTGTCAAGGCTTGTTCTTAACTTTCATTCCCACTCCCTGCTGGGGGCATGCCCCCAGCAGGGAAGCCTTTTCGGCTGCAAAGTTACATAATTTTAAATCT